GTTTATTCACAATTCATGGACTGTGATCAACAGTTCATCGTTACTGATGACACACCGGCAGGATCCGTACTGTTACAGATACCATACGATCCGTTGGGTGAATGGGTTAACCCATACATCCGACAATATGTCTCACAACACGAGCGTTATACTGGAACCTTAGGATTCCGTGTGACGATCGTAGGAAATCCGACATTTTCTGGTTTGATCGGCATAGCATGGCAGCCTCGCCGGGTTACCACTCCCACCGTCAACGTTTCTGAGATGCAGAAGTACTCCTATTATGGAGTGACTGTTGAGCTTCCCTCAAACAAAGTTATCTGGTTAAATGATGCTAGGCAGAACCTCTTTTGGCGTTCGACGCTAGACGTATCTGACGTAGACTCCCGTCCCCACTTGGTAGTCTTTAACTTACTGTCTCTTGTATCACCTTTAAGAGAGGGAATTCAGACTCGTCTCCGAATTGCGTCTAAGTTGTCTAATGGAGGTGTCGACGATGGCATCGGCAGAAATGCCTTCCAGGTATCGCTGCCTACTATCTTTTCAAGTTCCGCGTCTTCTACGCGAACAGCACTTAATTCTCAGGCAACGCGCTTGGCCGATTTAATACCCGAGTTTTCGGGAAAAGAGGTCTTCATGTGCACAGACGGAACTGCCTACTCGTACGCTAATGGTCCTGAAAAGGACGCTCCAAGCGGTGACATTCTTGACCCCGAAACCCGCACGTATGGGGGGCTTCACGACCAGAACAAGCTCTTCAGTCAGATTCCCGGTCCTGATGACAGTTTCAACAACCAAGATTTTGGAATCTTTGGCATTGGGCGGGACTATGGTTCCGACTCTGCCCGCCAAGGTTTTAATGTCTTTTCGTTAGTGCTGCCTTCGTCTCCAGCAGTAGATGTGTCGACGTCAGAGGCTCCGCAGACGATTGTCGCCTGGTACGAGACCAATAACTTGCCTGTCTCAGTGTACGAACGTCTTGTTACACGCATATTCGAGAAGGTGGAAGGACCCGCTACTCCCTCCCAGGTGTTCGATACTTTCATAAACAACATCTCTCGGCCTGCCGTTATGACGGACTTGGGTCTCCTGTCAATTCTCACTGGACCAGCTGTTTCAGCTGCGGACAACGAAGAGTTTGCCCCCCCAACGACAATGATTCAGAATATTAACTGGCCACAGTTTGCCTCTCCTTCTGGCACAACACGATACGGCTATGCGTTGACAACCGAACACACGACTTCATACAGGGGGATAAAACTTGTTTTTCGCCAGGGCATGATGTACATCTATCAAGTTCTGACGACAGCTCGGGTTTCCGTAGGGGATCGCGCCACTCGTGGGCCGACTGCTATCTCCCAAGGCTCGACACTACCTCGCGACACGCATAGCTGTGCTAGCAATCCCTTCTGGCAACTCGCTGTGCCCATGCCTCTACACAAAAATTTTCCTCCCTGGCTAGTTGAGGCTCAGATAACCGGAGCCTCGAATCCGCAACTCCCGGCTGGCTGGGCTCGGCTTTGCATTAGTCCTGTTGTGCCGAGTGTCGTGATTCCTACGTTCCGCGGCAGCACCATGCTGTCCAGCGCTAGCCTGGAGCGAGCCCTTGCCAGGCGGTCTACCGGCATTTCACCGACGCAGTGCCTAGCTTTCGACATTGTGGATCCTACGAGTAATCGCAGAATCTGTTCAGCCCGTTACTTACCCGAGTCCGGCGATATCGTGTGTTCTATACCGAACACCAACCAAAACAACGTTTACGCTACATACCCGGCAAATATCTCTGAGGCCCTGCTCAGTAACTTCGGACCCATCGAGAGGAGCAATGCTTTTGTGATTACTGACACTACCGATTGGTTGACTAGAAAGAGTACTGCCTCCCTTTCTCATTTCCAACGCGCCTCGCCCAAGGGCTCGGTTGATCTCCTCGACCAGGCTTTTGGCCTGCCGAGGATTTCCGACATGATTCCGAACGCCTCAATGGCGGCTATGATGGCAATGCAGATGGGCGGGGGCATGATGTCCGGAATTGGGTCAGGACTTCAAAGTATTGCGAATCAAAAGCATGAAGTTAACCTACAACAGAACAAATTCGGACATGAGTCAGGTATGCTGGACAAAGC